GAAAGACAAATGGTTCCTGGATTTTCAATGACAATGAAAACAAGACCATTAGTAATAGCAAAATTAGAGGAATACTTCAGAGAAAAATCTGTAATCGTTCATTCGGACAGATTGATTGATGAGTTATTTGTCTTTATATGGAATAATAATAGAGCTGAAGCAATGCAGGGATACAATGATGACCTTGCAATGAGTTTAGCAATTGGATTGTGGGTAAGAGATACTGCACTGAGATTAAATTCAGAAGGAATTGCCTTACAAAAAACAGTCCTAAATAAAATGTTAGATTACGATGTGGTATATACAGCAGAAGAAAATAAATCAGATGATTGGATGATGGAAACTGGAAATACCAAAGAGGATTTAACTTGGTTAATAAAATAATAAGAGGATAAAATGGCAAAAACAAGTTTAAGAGCAAGACTACAAAGACTTTTTTCCACCAATGTAATCGTAAGACATGCAGGTGGTAGAAAGTTAAAGATTGCCGATACAGATAAAGTTCAACAAAAACAAAGAAATGGACTTGTAGATAGATGGTCAAGACTACACACCAATATGACAACTGGTGGGTATGGAGCATCTCAGGCAATTAGTTTTCAGGCTCAACGATTGGCTCTGTTTAGAGATTATGAAGAAATGGATAATGACGCAATTATATCAAGTGCACTTGATGTATACGCAGACGAGTCAACAATGAAAAATGAATATGGTAAAATATTAGAAATTAATTCAGATAATGAAAATATTCACGATATTTTACATAATCTTTTTTATGATATATTAAATATAGAATTTAATCTATGGCCTTGGGTAAGAAATTTATGTAAGTATGGAGATTTTTATTTATTTTTAGATATTAAAGAGAAGTATGGTGTTACTAATGTAGTTCCAATGTCAGCATATGATGTTACTCGTGTAGAGGGTGAAGATCCAGAGAATCCATATTTAACAAGATTTATAGTTGAGGATGGAGAAACACGACATAGTTCTGCAATGGCAGGTCATAAAGAATTAGAAAATTATGAAATAGCACATTTTAGGTTATTATCAGATTCAAACTTCTTACCTTATGGTAAAGGTATGATTGAAGGTGGTCGTAAGATTTGGAAACAACTTTCATTAATGGAAGATGCTATGTTAATTCATAGAATTATGAGAGCACCTGAAAAGAGAGTATTTAAAATTGATATTGGAAACATACCACCAGCCGAAGTTGAAAACTTTATGCAGAAGATAATCAACAAGATGAAGAAGGCACCTGTTATTGATACCACAACTGGTGATTACAATTTAAAATATAATATTCAAAATCTCACAGAAGATTTCTTTTTACCTGTTCGTGGTGGAGATAGTGGAACACAAATTGATAGTTTAGCAGGACTTACTTATGAGGCAGTAGAAGATATTGAGTACTTGAGAAACAAGTTAATGGCCGCATTAAAAGTTCCAAAGGCGTTTCTTGGGTATGATGAAGCAGTAGGTAGTAAGGCAACTTTAGCAGCAGAAGATGTTAGATTTGCAAGAACAATTGAAAGAATACAGAGGATTGTGGTTAGTGAATTACATAAGATAGCAATAGTTCATTTATATGCACAAGGATATACGGATGAAGAACTTGTTAATTTTGATTTGAATTTAAAAAATCCATCTACGATTTACGAAGAAGAAAAGATTGAGTTGTGGAATAACAAACAAAGTTTAGCCCAATCAATGATGGACGCTAAAATAGCAGATACAGAATGGATTTATGATAATGTATTTAAATTTACAGAAGAAGAAAAAGAAGAAGTTAGACTTGGATTACTAAAAGACCAAAAACGAAAGTTTAGATGGTCACAGATTGAAATGGAAGGAAATGATCCAGTTCAAAGTAACGAAGCCATCGGAACACAAGGAGCAATGATGGACGCTGGTGGAGCAGAAGGTCAAATGCCAGGAGTACCTGGACCACAACCACCAGGAGCAAGAACAGCAAGAACAAGTAGAGAATTAGATTTGGAAATGCCAGAAGATGGGTGGCCAGGAAGTGGTCGTCCAAAAGAGGGTCCTAAACACGGAAAGGATTCAAGTGTGAGAGGTCGTGATCCACTTGGTAGTCATGATAGACGAAAAGGTAGTAGTGGAAGTCCTAAATACGGACTTGCATTAGCACATTATGATAAATTAAAGAAAAGTTTAGGTAAAGTCAGTAAGGAAGAACAAAAAATAATAACGGAAACTACTGATGTGGAAGAAGAATATAAAAACGAAGTATCATCGACTAAAAGTGATACTTAAATGATGAATTATTAGAAGTTTTTATATTTATAGATGAAGAACTATATAGATTTAGGAGCATAAACTATGGCCCAACATATAAAGCACTCAAAGATTAAGAATACGGGAATACTTTTTGAATTAATATCCCGTCAGATCACTGTTGACGTAATGAATGGTGATGAAAAGAGTAAATCGGTTGAGATGTTAAAAAAATTCTTTAACGAGAATACAGAACTTGGTAAAGAAAACCAATTGTATCAAGTTTTGCTAAAAGAAAATTATAATTCAACTCATAAAGCTGAAAAATTAATTGATGCTGTTGTGAGAGCAAGACAAAAATTACAAAATAAGAAACTTCGTACTGAAAAGTATAATTTAATTAAAGAGATTAAGAAGAATTATAAAGTGGAAGATTTCTTTAGGGCAAGAATACCTAATTATAAGGTATTTGCTTCTATTTATAAGACATTTGTAGTAGAAACTACTAATGTTTTTGATCCCACCGAAGAAGTAGAAAGTAACTTTTCTATTATAGAGCATATTACTCGTAATAAAACGAAACCAAAAAATACAGAGAGTCAAGTTATCTCTGAATTCAAAGGTGAAGATAAAGATTTAAGATTACTTTCCTATCAATTAATGGTAGATAATTTTAATGGTAAGTATAAGAAGTTAAATTCTATGCAAAGAAACCTATTAAAAGAGTATATCAATAATATTTCCAATACTAATTCACTAAGAGAATTTATAGATGGTGAAGTGAATAAAGTAAAACAAATTCTTACTAAAATTTTACCAAGAGTTAATGATGATATTACAAAAATCAAATTGACAGAAGCCATTAAACAAGTAGATGGTATAAAAAAAGGTAAAATAGTTAAGGATAAACAAGTTGTGTCATTAATGAGGTATTACGAACTCATCAAGGAACTACACAATGTCACGGCTTAAAGAAGATTTATTTCGTAAACTTGTTCGAGAGTTAATCAAACAAGAATTAGACGAAGCCAACTCTACTGCAACTGCTGGTGGTGAGTATCAAACACCACATGCATTTAAAGGTAGTAATAAAAAAGGTAAAAAGAAAAAGAAGGCTGGATATAATGGTGGTCATAGTGATCCTACCATTGGTACGGATAACTTTGAACCAAAAGACCCGAAGTTGAGGAAAGAATCCGTAAATGAAGGTCAAAAAAAATTCGCCAATAAAATAGTAGATAAATTTGACCAAGCTTATTTAAAATTCTCAAGAGAAGTTAGAGATGTAATTAAAATGATGGATAGGTCAACTGGTGATAAAACAGACGGAAAAATTATAGATAAAGCATATTCAAAAGGTCTTATTCCACTTGATAAATTAATCAAAAGTTGGAATAAAACACAACAAAAAAATCCTCATATAAATGAGGGTAGATATCACGCTTGGAGAAATGATGACTCTATGACACCCAAGCAAAAAATTGGAATGGCAATGAGAGAAACTCGTGATAATCTCACAGAGTTAGAACGAGTTGTCAAATATAATGTCAAATTAAAAAATGAGTTAAATGTTGACTCAAGGTCATATTGGAAGAATACACATAAGGCTTTAAGTAAAATAAGTGAGAGATTAGTTAATTTAGCTAACAAAGTTGGTCAACTACATTAAAGATTATGTCATTCGAACAGAACAGAAAGTCTTTTATGGACTCTTTGTTCAGTATTTCAACGATGCTAAAAAGATGGCATACTGAAATACAGAAGAAAGATGTCGATAAAAACTACATGATTGAAAAGTTAACGGTGTGGATTAAAAAACTTGAAGATTTAAGACACGAAATTATGATGAGGAAAAGTTAGTGATAAAACTTACAGATTTATTAACAGAGGCCAGTCTTTCTGAGGAAATGACGGAGTTAAAACTCTATATTGACAACGATTCAAGTTTGTATCGTCAAAGATATATGCCGATACTGAAAAATTTGTCAAAAAAGAAGAAAAAGGGAAGATATCGTAAAACTTTAGCACAAAAAGCTTTCATGTACTTGATAGATGATGGAGCAAAACGATATGTTCGGTCTTATGGTGGAAATCACTTAGATGTTTTTCCAAAAAGACAAAGAAAACAATTGGCAAAAGATTATGTTGAAGAATTTGAAGAAATTTTTAAAAATCAAGAATATGATTTTATGAGATAGGAGTGAAATAATGTCAAAACAATTAATAGTAGATTATTTACCAT